GAACTCGCAAAAGAACAGATTAGGCAAGCATATGCATATTTTGCAGCCAACAAGATAAAAACTCTTAGTGAATATAGATCGACTGACAAACTTGTAGGAAGGTAAATATCATGAGCAAGATGGACGAGAACCTATCGGAGATCCTTAATATGGATCCCGAGCCAAAAGCCATTGTGACAAAACCACCACAAGCAATCGAAGCCGTCGTTGACATGGACGATGCTGAGAAGGACTTTCAGAAAGCACGACAGAACCTCAAGGAACTTGTTGGCCTTGGCTTTCAAGCAATCGATGGTGTATTGAAGGTGGCAAGTGAGGGTGATTCTCCCCGCGCTTACGAGGTAGTCGCACAGATGATTAAAGCCGTGGCAGAGACAAACAAGGATCTTATAGAACTCCATCAGCGCATGAAGACCATCAAAGAAGACAAGTACGAGCAGAAGACGGTCAACAATACCACAAATGCCATATTTCTCGGTTCTACGAAAGAACTACAAGAACTCATAAATCCAAAGAGAAGTTTCGCAAAGGCACTCAAAGAGACAGATGTGATTCTGGATTCCTCTAAGAAGATCATAGAAAATGGCTGAAACTAAGAATAGCAAGAACTATCTTGGCAATTCGAACCTAAAGGCATCGGATGTCAGACACGAATGGACCCAGCAGCAACTTGAGGAATATGCCAAGTGTGCCAGAGATCCAATCTATTTCATACAGAAATATGTCAAGATCATCAGTCTCGACAAGGGTCTTATTTCATTCGAACTATACGACTTTCAGGAAGAGATGGTAAGAACCGTACATGGCAATAGATTTGTGATAGCAAAACTCCCGCGTCAAACTGGTAAATCAACGACAATCACTGCGTATCTACTTCATTATGTTCTTTTCAATCAGAGCGTCAATGTGGCTATTCTTGCCAATAAATTGAGTACAGCAAGAGAACTTCTTTCAAGATTGAAACTTGCCTATGAATATCTGCCAAAGTGGTTGCAGCAGGGGATTGTTGAATGGAATAAAGGCTCCATCCAACTTGAGAATGGTTCAAAAGTATTGGCATCGGCAACATCTTCATCGGCTATTCGTGGTGGAAGTTTTAATTGCATTTTGCTTGATGAATTTGCCTATGTGCCACAGAATGTTGCAGAAGAGTTTTTCTCATCCGTATATCCAACCATTTCTTCTGGTCAAGAAACAAAAATGATTATCGTTTCTACACCTCATGGTATGAATTTGTTTTACAAGTTGTGGACAGATGCAACAAATAATAGAAACAGTTATATTCCAGTTGAGGTACATTGGTCAGATGTTCCTGGTCGGGACGAGAAATGGAAAGAAGAAACCATTGCCAATACATCAGAAGAGCAGTTCAACACAGAACACAATTGTGATTTCGTTGGGTCTATCCATACCCTCATTTCGCCGTCCAAGTTGAAGACCTTGGCATACCTAGATCCCGTCTTCAAGAATGGTGAAGGATTCAAAGTTTATGCCAAGCCAGAGGAAAAGCATGTCTATGTCATGTGCGTGGATGTCTCCAGAGGAACTGGAAATGACTATTCAGCATTCACAATAGTAGACATAACCACAGCACCTTACAAGTTGGTGGCTACCTTCAGGAATAATACCATGTCTCCCATGGTCTTCCCAAACGCCATCCATGTTGCCGCCAAGCAGTACAACAACTGCCATGTGCTTGTAGAGATTAACGACATGGGTGGTCAGGTGGCAGACATCCTCCACGGCGAGATGGAATATGAGAATCTATTGTCCTCGACCATGCGTGGACGAAAGGGTCAGGTTCTCGACGGTGGTTTTGGATCGGGTACGAGCCAGTTCGGAGTCAGGACAACTGAGGTGGTAAAGAGAACAGGCTGCTCCATACTCAAGTCTCTGATTGAATCTGACAGGCTTCAGATACAAGACTTTGATGTCATCAAGGAACTCTTTGCGTTCATCTCCAAGAAGAACTCTTTTGAGGCAGAGGTTGGTTACAATGACGATCTTGTGATGACCTTGGTTCTCTTTGGGTGGCTGTCCACCCAACCATACTTCAAGGATCTTTCCTCCATGGATATTAGGAAAGACATATATCAAGACACGATCACGAAACTTGAGGAGGAGATGACGCCTTTTGGCTTCATTGATGACGGAGTTGAAGATTCCACCCCTGAGCGAAGCGAAGATGGTTCTGTGTGGTTCAAGGATAGAGATTCTCAAATGAATTCTTGGTACTAATCCAAATACCAAAAATCCTACATACATTGTAGAATCATCGGGAGAATCAAATGAGCAGAATACCTGTACAACTTAGCCCTGGTGTGAATTATTCGGAAATTGATCTTACTACGATTGTTCCTAATGTGGCTACTGCCACTGGTGCCATCGCGGGAGTCTTTCAATGGGGTCCAGCAGAAAAAATAATAACCGTAACTTCAGAAGACGATCTGGTCCGTGTCTTTGGAAAGCCATTACGGGATGAAAATGGAATAGATTTCCACTGTGCTGCAAACTTTCTTCAGTACGGTCGTGACCTTCGGGTTGTTCGTGCTGTTGGATCTGATGAAACAAATGCAAACTCTTCTGGTTTGACTGGTTTGCAATATGTAAATGAAGATGTTCTTGGGGGAGAGGCTGCATCTGGTCTAACTGCTTCCGTCTATGCTCGTTATCCTGGTGTTTTGGGAAATTCACTCAAGGTTGTTATTCTAGACGGCAATGGTGAGGCTTCTCTGACTTTAGGAGCAACTGCATCAATCGGAACAAATACCCTCAGATTCTCAACAGTTCTTGGCGGAACTCTTGAAGAAAATGACAAGTTGATTTATCAGACAAATCAGTTCTCTCAGACATTCCTTGTCGATTCAGCAGCAGGAAACACGGTCACAACAAAGACATATGTTGCAAGTGTCATAGGTCTAAGTGCGGATGTTAAGTTCCGCAGCAAGTATGCCGATCTATTCCAACTCACAGCCGAAACAAGCACACAAGCCACCGCAAAGGGTGGCTCTAATGACGAACTCAATGTCGTAGTCATTGATGAAGATGGTCTATTCACGGGAACCAAGGGTACGATTCTTGAGACATTCCAAAATGTTTCCAAGGCATATGATGCTCGGGACAATGACGGCGCACCAAACTATGTTTCGTCGGTGATCAACTCACAGTCGAACTATATTTGGGCTGGCAATCTTGAGACACTTTGGGGGGCATCTGTTCCACAAGATCTTACAACCACATTCTCTGATATCAGCGGTGGATATGCTGCTGCCAAAGTTTCTCGCTACAGCCTCAGCGGAGGCACAGGAGCAGCCTCAACAACTGCCAACATCTACACAAAGGGATACAGCAAGTTCATCGACCGCGACAATGTGGACATTTCCCTACTCATTTCTGGTAGATCGGATGCAACTACAGTTAAGTTGCTGTCAGATCTCGTAAATGAACGCAAGGATTGTGTGTTGTTCGTATCTCCACTTCTTACAGATGTTCTAAATAAGACACAATCAGTAGCAGCAAGTAACATTCTTACCACAAGAAACACAACATACGGAATCAATTCCTCCTATGTCGTGATGGATAGCGGTTGGAAGTACATTTACGACAAGTATAATGACATGTTCCGCTATGTTCCACTCAATGCAGACATCGCTGGTATTTGCGCCCGTGCAGAGTTTGCAACACAATCTTGGTTCTCTCCAGCGGGTCTAAACAGAGGAACAGTCAAGAATGTCATCAAGTTGGCATTCAATCCAGACCAAGCAGCAAGAGATCTTCTCTATGTCGCAAATGTAAATCCAGTTGCTACATTCAGCGGAGAGGGAACCATCCTCTTTGGCGACAAGACCATGTTGAAGAAGCCAAGTGCATTTGACCGCATCAATGTCAGGCGGCTTTTCATCACCCTTGAAAAAGCAATCTCCACAGCCGCTAAATACTCATTGTTCGAATTCAATGATGAGTTTACTCGCTCACAGTTCAGGAACCTTACCATTCCATATCTCCGCAATGTTCAGGCACAAAGAGGTATCACGGACTTCAGAGTGATTTGTGATGAAACCAATAACACTGGAGAAGTCATCGACCGCAATCAGTTCGTGGCAGACATTTACATCAAGCCAGCGCGGTCGATCAACTTCATTCAGTTGAACTTCATTGCAACAAGAACAGATAGTACCTTTACTGAGATCATCTAACAGGAGAGAAAATGGCTAGTCCAATCCCAACACAACTAAGCCCAGGCGTTAAAGTTTCAGAGATCGATCTTTCTCAGTTCATTCAGCCAGAGTCTCTCAACAGTGCTGGTATGGTAGGAACATTCAATTGGGGTCCATGTTTGATTGCAAATAGAGTCACATCGGAAAGCAATCTTGCTGGACTTCATGGAAAACCAACCCTTGATCCTTCTGATGTTGACAGCGAGGTAGATTTCTTTGCCGCTGCTAACTTCCTTCGCTACTCAAATAATCTCAAGGCTATCAGAATCCTTCAGAGTGGAGACAAAAACTCTACTTCTAAAGAAGCGGGAATTACAAGTATTGCAAACTGTACTCATGGTAGCATCAAGAATGAGGCAGAGTTTGCACTATTGGGAGGATTTTCTGGACAAGATGGCATCGAATCCATTGCACACTTCCGCGGTAGATATCCAGGAAACTTTGGAGACTCACTCAAGGTAATTGTTTGGGATGGTGCTACAAGTGAAAATGGTATAATAAACACAACAACCACGGCATACACAGATTATACATTGTTTGGCGGATACGCACTAGCAACAATGGCTGGTATCAGCACAGGCACCATTGGATATACATTTGAGGCAAAAAGGAATCCTACCCAGTCTGAAACTGTCCCTGATGGTGGAGATGGTTATATATCTCTTGGTTTAACAAGTGGATCACATCAGTACACTATTGTTACGGTTATTCCCCCAACAGATCAAACACCATCACAGTTTATAACCTCCTTATCAAACCCAGAAGGAATCAAGTTCTTCTATGCATCTGGAACAACTTCAAGTAATCTCACTTTGACCAGTTCTGGTAACAATCCAAGTGGTAACAATCAAAATTACTATGTTCTTGAAGATATATCATCAAATAATGTGAGTAAAGCATTCAATCCGTTTTCATCGCCAAACAATCCAACAACAAATCCATCCAAGA